AACGATGTAAGTGACGCCACCCCAGGGAAGAGCGGCGATGTCGAGTCCCCAGCCGCACCGGATGCCAAGAGCGTACGACACCCAGTAGAGATTATTCGTGCCCGCTGTTCTCATCGGTCCAGCCTCCCCTTCGTGCCAAGGTCCACAGACCGGGCAGCCGCACGACCAGCAGCAGCGCCGTGGTAGTTGTGCCGTGGCCCCCGAGACCGAGCCATGCTGGGCCTCAGGTAGCTATGCTCTCGGCAGTAGCCGGACTTCGCCTTGGCGCACTTCGGGCACGTGTCCTGCCCTGTTCCGATGCGGGGCGTGGCTGCGGGAGCGGGGCGAAGCTTCGGATACTTCTCGTAGAAGGTCTCGGCGATCACGTTCGACCGATCCGCCATCACAAGCGCCTGCGACTCTTCGCCACGAGCCTGCTTCATCAGGTTCAGCCTTATCCAGATCTCACGGTCGAACGCATCGGCGTAGCTGGCCCGGTAGCCCTTCACGTTCACGCCCTTGCCGAGCAACGGCGCCGGGTCCTCACCACGCTTGATGGCCTCACGCTTGAACATCTCTCGCACCTTCGGCCGCAGGCTCCTGTCGTCTCGGCCGTAGATGAGCTCGGCGATGCGTCGCCCCTCCATGCCAGCCTTGCGCATGCGGTAGGCGTTGACCTGATGCGACTCAGCCGGGTTGAACTTCGGCTCCATGCGGTCAGCGAACGCCAGGCGGATGGACTGCCACAGTGCGTCGATGAACATCAGGTCGCTCTCGTACCCGCACACGTCCATGTAGTAGGTTGTGCCGTTCTCGTACAGGAAGCAAGCCTTGCACTCGAAGTGCACGACCACAGACGAAGCGAGGTACCGGTACGTCGAGGAGAACTCTCCGTAGCTGCACACCACGATCTTCCTCCACGAAGGAAGAACGCCGACCGGGCTGGCTTTCTGGAGCATGGCCTCTTCGATGCGGTACTGGTACATCAGAGCTTCGGCCTTGGCCCTGCATGACTTGGCTTCTTCGGGGAAGGTGGTCGACTCGGCCTTTGCCAGCAGCGCCTCCACCTTCCGCAGGATGTCATCGATCTTCTTGGCGTCGGGTTCCATTGTCCTGTTTCTCCTAACGAACTTCGTAGATGTCGGTCACGTAGAACGTGCGGCGTGCGCCGTTGTCTCTGTCTACCACCTCCACCTCAAGGTGGTCCTCGTAGTCGAAGTTGAAGCCTACGATGCGGGCTACCGAGATGTCCTCACGGCAGCTTACACCAAAGTGATTGCGACGAACAGACACGAAGCTTCCCCGAAAGTGCCCGGGCACGTAGTTCTTCCCTTCCCCGTGAGGAGGAATCCATTCGCCCTGCACACGCTCGATGATCTCGTCCTGGTCAGTGTCGTCGTCCCAACCGGGCCGGTCGACACCCTTGCCGCTGAAGCTGCCCTTTGGTTGGCGCTTCACTAGTGGCTGCGACTGGTTGTGCTGCACGCCTGTCAATGTCGTGTAGGCGGTACGTGCTGCGCCAGGGTTGCCTAGCCCCAGTATCTGAGCGACCTTGCGCCACGACTGGCCCTTGTGGTCCCGTTCCCGGATGATGTCGTCACTCGTGAAGTCGTACGTGCGTGGCGCCCGCTGGCGAGTTACCTTCTCCACAGCGCCGTCGATGAATTCCTCAGCAGCAGCCACCTCTTTCCGCTGGCGCCGCAGTCTTGTCGTCTGGTTGCTCACCAGGTCTCGCACCTTTCGTATCCGGTTACGTGGTTCACGGAACAGCCCATCGTGCCACGGTCGCAACAGCCAAGCTCATCGGCCAGTCGCTCAAGGCGCCTGCCCTCAGCCTGACGAGCCTGTGCTCGACGAATGGCTGGCAACGCCTCCTCGTAGGTCATGTACCTCGGCTTCGGTTCCTCGCTATCGACCACACGCATGCCGCTGTCGTTGAACTTGTGGCAGTAGGTGTTCGAGATGTCACGGTGCGCAGCTAGGCGCCGTTCACGTGCCTCCTCCATGTCTGCCGTGCGATGCGTGCCGTAGGTACCGGCTCGGTTGCGCTCGGGCGGGCTGAAGCTGCCTTGCGCTTCCATGCCCTTGCGCACGCCCTTCTTGCGGCGCTTGCTCATCCTCTACTCCTAACGTGGGCTTACAGGGATATCCTAGCATACCTCTTGGCCTAAGGCAATCTGACGATTGCGCTCAACTTTGGGTGGCTATGGTCCAGCCGTCCTTCTTGACCAGAGCGAAACGCTCGCCCTTGGCGTCGGTTCCTATGGCGTAGGTCATGCCGTTGTTGCGGGTTACCTTCGCCACGGTCCACACGACCTTGCCGCTGACGACCTTCATGCCAGCCTTTAGTTCCTTGGCTTGCATCGTTCCTCCTCCTTGACATGGCGCCAGGCGCCGGGAGCCGCATGCTTTGCAGTGCGCTCGATGGGCAAACCACAGATGCGACATATGGGCTCGGCAACCAATTTGATACCACGCCTGCTTTCGTCTGTCACAAGCGTAGGCTTGGCGAAATGGGGCTTCATTGTTCCTCCTAAGGTAAATGGAGTGCGGCTACCCTCGTAGGCTACAGCGGCCTACCAGCTTCGCCGGCGGATTTACGCCGCACTCCAAGTGGCACGGGCAGGAGTTGAACCTACCGTCCGGCAACGTGATTCCGGACCCCTTGCGTGCCGTGGTGGGGGAGGTTGCCCTCCCCCGGCTGGCTCACTCGGCTTCGGCCTGCTCGGCCTGCCGGGTGCGGCCGCCCTTGCCGGGCAGTCGGGACTCGAAGTGGGCGCCCTCACCCTTGACCTCGTCGTAGATGCGACGCACGGTGCGGGGCGAAACCTCGAGACGCTCGGCGATGGCAGCCCAGGAGAGCTCCTGCTTGCCGTCCCGAAGCTGAACGATCAGCTTCTGGGTCTGCTTGCTGCGGTCGCCGTCCTTGGTGGTGAACTTGCGGGGCATTTGGTACTCCTACTTGTAAGGGCTTGCCTTGCGGCTTGCCTTGCTTGTGACATCATCATGCTCCTACCACAACCCGAACGCAAGGACTTTCTCGAACTTTCCAGAAAGAACGCTTCTACCAGGTGAAACTCGAGGCGCCAGCCGCCACCGGCGCCCCGAGCGACCCCCTAGCTAGGCAGCCTGGCGCTGTTCGGCTGCCCGCTGGATCGGGATGATGGCTGCGTCCTGCCTGGCGCCCTCCAGGTTGGGTGCGCCCTGCCGTGCGTCGAGCCACTGGCGCCCGAGGTTGTACAGCAGTGACAGCACAGCAGCACCACCGATCATCACTGCGTTCTGCCACCCGCTCAGGTCCACCTCGTTGTTGACGTAGACGAGCGGGAGCGCTGCCTGTGCGAACGTGACGGCCATTCGCACGAAGATTGCCTGCCAGTTGAACATGTTGTCTCCTCAGTTACATGGTTCCTGATTGGTAAGATCGATGATGTGCTGCGCTTCGACCTCTAGAGCCGTGTCATCTCCTCGAGCAACAGCGACAAGTCCTTGGCCAATCGTACGAATGATGTCGTCGTTCTGGTCAATCCGGCATTGAAGACGATCGCTCAGTTCATCGTTCTGAGTCTCTAGGTCTTGTATGACTACGACGAGCCTCTCGTTCTTGTTGACAAGATCGTCGTAGCTGAACACAAGCACGATCATGGCTACCGCCCAGACAATGCCAGCGAAAGCCAGAATCAAGAACGACCAAGTCTTGATCCTCTCAGTTCTGACGAACCGGTTCATGCCGTTAAGTGCCTCGGACTTCTCGCTTGAGCGCATCGAGTTCCATCCTTAAGCGGTTCTTGTCTGCGTCACACGCAGCCACCCGCTCCCGAAGTTCACCGATCATCTGATTGGACGTGTAGAACTTCTCGTCGTAAACACGAGCTTGTTCGTAAAGCCTGTCCTCCGCTTTCTGAGCTCGGCCACGAAGTTCCGTGTTCTCCTCGCTCAACATCCGCATGTGGTCTCTCATGCCGGTCACCAGCAAGCTGGCGTCTTCAGTCCTACGTTGACGAAGAGCGGCGAATCCTCCAAGAAGTGCAGCAATAGCTGAGAGAATCACTGCACCGGCGGCGAGAGGTTCCACTAATTGCTACTCCGTGAACGTGATCTTGCCGACCACGCTGCCCTCGGCGGGCCATGCGACGGGGCCTGCGGGAGGAGCAGAGGCGGAGCCGGTGATCGGAATCCTGAGCAGATCCTGAGGGCTCCAGTCCTTGATCGCAGTGTCATAGCCACGGGCAGCCCAGTGGTTCTGAGTATGGCTGAGGACGGTCTTGCCCTCGTCGTCGCTCGTGTCGATGAACCACCGATGCGAACTAAAGAGAACGAGCCAGACTCCGTCCTTGCCCTCCGGGTCCTTGACGAAGTCGAGCGCCTGATCATCAGGCCCGCTGCCCGGCGTCGGCACAGTGCGCAGGCTGTCGACGTGATCCTGATCCCAGACCTGAGGGGTGTTGTCGTCGTTGGCCACGATGATGCCGCCGTTGGCACGGATCATCCACATGTAGATGTTGACGACGTCTTGGCTCCACAGCCAGAACTTGTCGAACAGGTTGGTGACGTAGACCTCGGGCTTCTCTGCGCCCTTGATCAAGAAGTACATGTCTCGGTCCTTTGGTTTCTCGGGGGTGGGTGGTTGACCGGTCGGCCTCGGCCACTGACCGAAGTCGTCCGCATAGGTCTCGTTGTAGTCGACGATGCCGCCGCAGAAGTTCTGACCGTTCAGGTACTGGCGGAAGTGAGCCTTCGGCGAGACACGACCGCTGCTCCAGGCGTATGTCTGCCAGCCCCACCGGCAGAAGTCCGTACCGACCCAGTAGTCGATCGCATCATCACTGCCGTACAACCCGACGAAGTCTCGCCCTCCGTCTACCCTCGCAGCGTCCCTCAGGAACTCTGTGCCAGCATCCTTCTGCCTCTGCGTCAGACCACGGAAGTCAACGTCACAGGCGTAGAACACTGGCGCATCGTGCATGCCGAGATCACGCAAGTGATGCCTGCTGATGCGAGCATGCGTGTCTCCGCTGTCGGTGAACATGAACCCGGCTGTCGTTTCTCGACATGCCACCACACTCAGGCCCCTACTGCGAAGCTGCCCAAGTTCGGGGAGGTCGAGATACTTCAGTGGGTTGGGGTCTGGATCGCCGATGTACCGAGCGACGAAGCTCACGCCCTTACCCACGGCGCAGTCGAGGTTCGGATGTGCGAACGCATAATCCATTCCACTGGGCATATCTCTCCTTTCTATTGTTTCGAGGTCTTCTGAGCCTCCGTGAAGAGCAGGCTCGGTCGAACCCCAGCGTGCACGGCGTGGAACAGAAGACTGTCGGCGCCATTGATGTCGCCGTCCTTGATCCTCTGCAACACCTCCGCAGCCACGGTCTCGGCGATGTCCTCCATCGGCTGGCCTGCGTCACGCTTCTCCTGAACAGACGCATGCAGCTTGGGGAAGTCGTTGTGCGTGAGAACTTCAGCTAGATCGGGGATCTTCGTCATAGATCAGCCTTCCATGTTCCGACTATTGAAGCCCATCCGGCAGGCGCACTCTGAATTTCAACATCTCCGTTGGGATAAACGTTGAGACGACCAGAGACTTCCCCGTTGACAGATGTAGGGAAGAGTTGGTTGCCTCCAGGTCGATAGCCAACTGGCAACTGAGTGACGATGTTGCTGGTCTTGCTGGCCCCGTTCGCTAGTCCTCGGATGTGAACCACTCCAAAGTCGTCCTTGAAGTACTGACACTTCCTCCAGGCGCTGGTCGGTCCTGATCCCGTGTTGTAGTTGACCCATCCGTTGAGGAAGCTGAACTCTTTCCAAACCTGCATGGACTTGTTGAGGTAGTTGGGGTCAGCAGAGAAGAGGTTCTCACCTATGCGAGACCAATAGTTCGCATTCACGAGGATCAGCTTCCCACTGGCACCGCCGATGACCCTCTGATACATCCCGACGTCACTAGCCACATCCATCAACGCAAATCCAACGCCCTGCTCGTGAATCGTCATTCGTTCGTAGTAAAGAGTCGAGTCCTCTGGCATGACGATACCAAACCAGATCGCAGTGTGATCCGTAGCAGTACCACCAATGATGTTGCCCTTGAGATACCGCCACCCGTCTGGGCGCCTGTAGATCTGGGGAAAGGTGTCGATGCCGTTGACAGCACTATCTCCGAACCAGCCGTTCTGAGATCTCATCAGGCTAAACCAATGAGTATCTCGTTCCCTCTCCCACGATTCAACGGTGGGCCAAGTTGCTCCGTTGAGACTGATGTAGGCGTTCGTGCCAGCGTTCGCAATGATTGCGCCGTTGGATTGGATGGTGATCTGCTGGTTGACATCGTTGGCGAGTACGGTTGCTCCCCAGAGGAAGGGCGGCCTGTACTCCTCGGGAAGAATGAAGAAGTTGCTGTTGATCGTCCCGTTCTTGATCAACCCCTTCATGCGAACCCAGCCGTCGCTCTGCTTAGCGAAAGCCGCAGTATCCCAACCAGCACCGTAGTTCACCCACGAGTTCAGGAAGGCAGGATTGCTACCGACACCGACTTCTTTCCAGGGCTCGATCTTGTCTATCTTCTCGTTGACCGCTGTAGGAACCAAGTCGCCGAGTACGAAGTGGTCGCTACCCCATCTGAGGATCCAAACGTTGTCTCCCCATCCTGGCTTGTACGTGGTCAGATAAGGGACCCGAGGAACAATGTTGACCTGGCCTCGGATCAACACGTCAACGCCACCCAGATGAACGCCAGTGACAACGCCCTGCATCACGTGAGCGTATGGGCTGCTGTCCGCCGCCGCTCGCTGAGGGGCCTGAAGCCGAGCGAGCTCTTGGATCATTCGGTCGAGAGCAGTCATCGGACGTGCCCCACCGATCCGATAGCCCGACGTCTCGTCTGCGCAGTCATGACGCCTTCGACCAGATCAAAGTGAATGACGTTGAGAATGTTGACGTCATCTGCGTTCGCATCATCTATCTGAACCTTAACGGTGTCGCCAGACTCGTGTGCCGGGTTGCAGATCGCACTGAAGTCGTATGTCTCCATCACACCAGTCACACGGTTGAAGATCGCCTTTGCAGCGTCCTTGGCTTGCTGATCGCTGCTTATGTACTCGCTCACGAAGAAGTACGGCACAGCGCCGTAGATCGACTGAGCTGGATACATGGGATCAAAGTACGTGGGCGACGCTGGATCGGTATCCCAGTACTGGCCTTCGTACGTGTCTGAGTTGGATGTGGACTGACTGCTAGCGACGACGCCGTTGTAGCCCTGTTCGTCATCCAAGCTTCTGGTGAGATCGAGGATGGTAGCCTCTGAGTCTCCTATGTAGTCGAACACGACAGGATCGGCAACGGGGTCAGGAGCCGGGCGAACCACTAGACGACCGATGCCGTCGAACAGAACTTCAGCACCGATGCCCTGCGCCATCTGCACGGCAGCATCCTTCCATGGATCGTTGTCACGAAGGAAGGTTCTAGACGGTGGATTGAAAGACGAGGCCGTCAGCACGAAGTCACTGTCTTCAAGAATCGGAAGACGATTCTGCACTAGGCGCTTGATTTCTAAGGGAACGTCCAGCGCCTCCACGGGGATGATGTACGGCTCGATGAATCTGTTACGGCTTACCGCTCGAGAGCGATCGTAGCCCTGGATCACGACAGTGCGTTCTCCACTAGAGTCCGTCCTGATCTGCGGAGCGGAGATGCGGAAGACGCCCATGGGCACGAGTTCTTCTTCTCCGTCCGAGTATTGGATGCCGCTCAGAATACGTATCTCGTTGCCGAGCGGCCAGAGGCCTCCCTTGCCCGAAGCCTGGCTCGGTAGCATCTCCATGATCTCTGCCGTGGCTGGCAGGACCACCTCGCAACGCTTGCGAACGTCCGCAGTGAAGTCGTCGTCGACGGTAGCTGCGAGCAACGGCAGGTTCGTCACAAGAGGCTGAGCATCTCTGTACAGGTCGACACGAGTGACCTTGGTGTGATTGAACCTGAGCGTGTGGAGGAATCTAAGTGTGACTGGCCACATTGTTCGCATCCAAACGATCGACCTCTTGGAAGGGAATCGCTAGCTGGTACACGTCATCTTCTCCGTGCAGAGCATCCCACAAGTGCGCCCTGAACTGAACGTCCGTGGCGACCTCTGTCCACCACGAGCCCTTCGGAGTCTGCACGAAGATCATCGTGTGATGCATGTCAAGAAGCGCTTGCATGGCGTCGAATTCTGCTTGCGTTCTCAACGTGAACAAGATGCTGAAGGAGTCCGAGCCACCGAACCCCTTGATGATGATCGGATTGCGACGCCCGATGGGCTGATAGAACCTCCGCTCCTTCTTGCGGTTGATCTGAAGCCAGTCATCAGCGACAGGGAAGGACCGGCTCAGCGTCGGATCCATCGTGCACTTCAGCGTGACCTTCTTCCCTACGACCGTCACGCTGGCGTTAGCACTCCACTGGCTCTGTGCGTCGAAGCCGAGACCCGTGTATCCACTGGCTACACGGTAGAGAATCGACTTGTTGAGATGCACTTCGTGGTCCATGATCGTGAAAGGAATCATCGCCTTCGGAACACGATCACTGAGCAAACCTTCGTCGTAGCGGAAGTACTCCCAGGTCGTTCCGCCGTCACGAGACCGCATGATCTCAAGATAGTCAGGGTTCGGTTCCTCACGAACCTCCATCTCGGCAGTCATCTCGTCTGACGGTCCGGCCAACTCCCAGAGACGACCACCGAACTGGCCCTGGTCTCTCCACGTCGTCACATTGGGGAACTGGAAGTACGTCTTGGACAGAACGTTGCCAGCGCCTGTCTGATCATCACGGAGCTCAACGAAGTAGGCGTATCCCTGCCATCCCCCGGCAGAGAACCCTTGCCCGCTGATGTGCTCGATAGACCAACCCTGATAAGGAGCTTCGACAGTTGCGACCGTGACAGTCGCACCAATGGCTGTCGTTGCCGTGGTCTCCGTGGCTCCCTGGAAGAACTTGACGTTCTGACCGGCTGCACCGTTGTCGTTATCGAACTGCACCTTGATGAAGTTCAGTGACGAACCGGCCCAAGCAGGAATCGCAGCCGTGCTGATAGCAGTCTTCTTCAACCCCTCAGTTCCATTGGTTGACCACTCCCAACGCAGCTTGCCATCCGTCTGAAGGATGAGCCTGGCGACGCACTGCTTGTTCGTCACGTAGTCCCAGATATCCCAGAGAATCGCCTCTTCTTCGGGGAGCCAGTCCAGCAACGCTTCACCGATGATCAACTGGCAGTCTGTAAACGCAAGCGACTTGGCATCCCCCACGCTCCAAACGTCTGTGTCGCCCTTGAAGACGATCATCTCATCGACGTAGTGGAACTCACCTACAGGCACAGCGGAAGCCTGCACGACCATAGACACCATCGTTGCGTTCATAGGAACGTTCGTACGAGCCTTGGCAATCGTGTCGAAGTTGGCGTTGCTGTCTGTGGCCGTAATGTTCTCGAGAAGAACAGCAGGCAAGAGACCGCCGCCCGAATCGAAGAACAAGATGTTCACAGAGCATGACCGACCGGTCGTACCGGCTCGGAAACGAGCAGCAACTGTGATCTCCTCGCCACCTGTGACCGGGATGGCGTTGGGGAAGGCAGTCGTAAAGGCAACGGCATCTCCAGTAGAAGACGCTCTTTCCAGGCGAAGAGAAGCTAAGCCTTCACGGGCCTGCGTCGTCGAGCGAGTGATAGTGGTACCAGCTTGGTTCACCCATCCTGTCACTCCTGCCGCAGCATCCTCGAGACCAGACTGATGACGAGTCAGCCAGTTGCGAACGACCGTCCGAGCTCCAGTGTCCGGAGAGATCGTTGCCATCGTGGTGCCGCCGCCAAGATCAAACGGAATCTCTTGGCTGTCGCTACCCGAGTAGACCATCGCCTGATCAACGAAGTGGTTCTCGCCAGCCAGAGCAGAAGAGAATTCCAGCTTCAGCCTCGCCTTCACGATGCCTGCGGGAGAAGCCGGGACAACAGCGGTCACAAACGCCTTGGTCCATCCAGTAGTGGTATCCGTCACCGGAGAACCGTTCTGCGTGGAAACTACTGTGTTGGATCCGTTGATCAACTCCAAGGCAAGGATGGTGGTTCGACCCGTGGTACCGGCCTTCACCCATACGAACGCACTGACCACCTGACCTGGCACCACTGGCACGCAGACGTCGGCTAGCTGGTCGCTGAACGCCTGTGCCGTGCCTGTTGTACCTGTCCTCTGCACTTGCAAGCTGGCGGCTCCGTGCAAGAACTGAGACGTCACTCGGCTGATCGCCGTAGACGTGCCAGCTATCCAGTCTCCTGTCGCAGTCTCGAAAGATGAGGAGTCTGCCGCCAGCAGATTGCTAAGGGCCGGAATCACTCGGAGCTCAACAGACGTGTCTACAGCTTGCGCAGTGAGAGACGGCGTCAACGGTGCAGCGAACGTTGTGTCAAACGTGATGTAAGACCAGTCCGAGTCGAGAACACTAGGCACACGCTGACGAACTTGGACGTAAGCACGGAACGACTTACCGTTCTCAAGGGCAACAGGTAGATCAAAGTCCAGTGCTTCCGTGGACATCACGCCGCTGTCGTAGACGGCATTGCCGTTCATGGCCTCTTCTTCGGGATCCAGATCACCGGGCCATGTGACGGTGGTCTTCTGGATCACGATGATACGAACGGCGCTCTGGATGTCGCCCTCTTCATCCTCGTAGTCCCAAGTGATGGTCGGCTTCGCAGTGTCGACAACGGGGGACAAAGGACCCATGACCGTCACCATGGGCTTCGAGTTGATCTTGAACGGCGTACCGACAGGCCAATCGCTCCACCAGTCTTGACCGTTGAAGTCGATCGCCGTGCGGATGAAGGCGTAGTACCTCTTGCCATGCTCGAGCGTGAAGTCTTGAGTGATCGACCCCATGCCTCCGCCGGTCGGTAGAGAGATGCTCGACATCTTGGTGACCCGATGGGACTGTCCTGAAGTGTTGCCAGCCGCAACGTAGATCGCAGCAGTGGACGTCAGGATGTTGAAACCAGCGTCTTCGACGATCGCAGCCGGGAAGATCTTCAACTGGAACTTCTTCTGGGGAGCGCTTGAATCAACAGTCCAGCGAAGGGTTGGATCACGAGTTGGGAAGACCTGCTCCGCCACCGGCTCGATGAAGTGAGGAACGGGCTTGCTCAAGATGTCAAGCTGCACACGCAACTTGTAGAAGTAACCCGTCCCGAGGAAGTGCGCAGCTACAGGAGTGATCCGAGCACGAAGATCGTTGATGTTCGTCTGTGTCCACTCAAGCGTGGGGTTGCCCGATCCGTCCTGAGCGAAGTTAGCCCACGGTCCAACGATCCACTGATTCAAGTCGGCACCGTCAGGCAGTGGATAGAGCTCGATGCGCCCCAACCGTTCATCAGTCACTGCGCCGTTACCGAGACCGAACATGTACTGAGCCGCTCTACCGTTTGCGATGCAGTGCACCCGCACACGACGGCAGCGCTCATTCGCAGCCAGCGTGTATGAGTTCATGGTGCAGCGATAATCCCCGGGAACCACTGAGGCCACGTCGAAGATGCGAGTCCATGGAGTGCTTCCATCGATGTACGTGGTCGGAGGAATCTCATCAGCAAGAGCAGCGTGATGAGTGCCAGGCACGCTCGCACCGTTGCCAGCTTCGATGTTAAAGCCAGTTGACAGCAGCGTGCTGTCCGGCACGAGGTCTACCAACTGATCAGTCATCGGTTTCCAACTCCTGCCCTCGTGGCGTGAAGCAGTCGACTAAGAACTTCGCTCTGACTGAGAGCCCTCTCGATTTCCTCAGCATCTTGGGCACTCTTCACGTTCGGGAAGATGAACTGCATCGTTGTGTTCGTCGTCGTAGTGCCTGTGACGGGACCGGCGTTGAGCGCAGCCATACCACCGAGTCGATCCGAGATATCCGGACCAACGCTGGACAGCAGGCGCTGAAGAGGATCCATCTGAGAAGCCAGACCCTTGATGAGACCCTCCATCAACAGAACACCGATCGGCTCAAGCAGGACCTTGTCCTTACGAGGCGGACCCTTCCAACTGACGATGCTGCCAGCCAAGCCGGTCAACGTATCCTTGACAGAACCGATCTTGTCCTTGATGCCGTTGATGAGACCTTGGATAAGATCCTTACCGATGCTGTACAGCGTGCTCGCCAGGTCTCCGATCCATCCGATGATCTTGCCAGGCAACCCGGCGAACCAGCCTGCTAGCTCGAATGCCTTGGCGATGAGACCGTTGAGGAAGCCCTGGATCAGGTCAAGACCCTTCTGGTAGAGCAGGCTCCCAAGATCGCCCAGCCAGCTAAGGATATTCCCCGGCAACGCTGCGATCCATCCGCCGATCGTGGAAATGGCGGAACTGATGGCGTTCTTGATGGCCTCCCACGCCCCAGAGAGAACACTGACGCAAGCGTTCCAAGCCTCGGTCCAGATGGAGCCGAAGATCAACCAATCGAAGAAGCCCTGGATCAGCCCAACGATGAAGCCGATCACGTTCTCAATGATGTTGCTGATCAGTTGCCACGCTGAGTCCAGGATCGTCGAGCAAAGATCCCAGGCGATCTGCCACGTTGTCACGATGGCTTCGATGGCTGTCTCTATGACCAACTTGACGAAGTCGATGCCAGCCTGAACGATGGTCTGTATCTGGGTCCACACCCCACCGACCACGTTTGTCAAGCCGGTCCAGAAGGTGTTCCAATCTAGGGTGATGAGACCCGTGAAGATCTGGATGATGCCTCGGATGATCTGCAGCACGCCCTCGATCATGCCACGGATCAAGTTCCACACAAGCGTTGCGGCAGAGAGGATGTTGTCGCCGAAGGCGTTCCAGATAGTCAGCGCTGACTGGACGAAGTCGTCGAACAGTCCCAACAAGAATGTGATGACACCGAGGATGATCTTTCCGACGAACTCGAATATCGGCCAGATCTTCTTCCAAACAGCCGTAACAGTGTCAACCGTTCCCGTCACGAGATCGGCGAAAGCTCCGAAGACAGGGAAGACGTTAGACTCCAGCCAACCCCTCAGAGATCCCCAACGCTCCATGATTTCATCAACAAGCGTGCCGATGATCGGGGCAACCTTGTCAACTACATCCTGGAAGACACCAATCAATGTCTGGACTGTAGAAACGATGGCATCGATGGCCTTGGGAATGTTCTCCTTCAGCCAGTTCCACACTCCCATGACGACGTTGCGGAACGTCTCGTTCTCTCGCCACAGAAGCACAATCGCAGCGATCAACGCCACGATGGCGATAACGACACCGCCTGTCACGGCGATGATGGTCAGCAGCGCACCTATGCCGAGACCCACTGCGGCAGCGACAGTCCCCAGCCATCCCACAAGTAGCAGGATGGTTCCCCCGAAGATCAACAGGGCAGCAACGACAGCGGCGATGATGCCAATGACCTTCTGAAGGTTTGGATCGAGCTCTGCGAACTTGTTAGCCAGCTTCGTGATGAAGTCGACCACGCCACGGATGGCTGCGAGGAGAGGGGTGCCGAAGCGGATCGCCAAGGTCTCAAGCGAACCCTTCAACTGCTCGATGGACCCTCGCAGGTTGTCCATCCTGGTCTCCGCCACGTCCTCCGCAGAGACCTTGCCCATGGATGCAGCGAGCTCATCAAATCCAGCAGCGCCCTCGTTAGCGATGACGGCAGCAGCACGGATGGCGTCACTGCCGAACAGCGTTTCAAGCGTGAGAGCCTTCTGCTGATCGGTTTGCCCAGCAAGCGCATCGGCGAGAGTCTGGGCGATGTCCCGCATGGGCTTGATCTTGCCCTGCGCATCGAAGAACGCATTGCCCATGTCGTCTGTCAGAAGACCGAGGTCCTTGAACAGAGCGATCTGCTTCTCAGTAACCGGCTGGAGGTTCGCCAGGAAGGTCTTCAGCGAAGTGCCAGCGTCGCTCCCCTTGATGCCAGCGTTGCCCATCGCTGCGATTGCGACAGCAAGATCGTCGAAGCTGAGACCGACCAGATTCGCTGTAGCGCCAGCTTGCTGGAGGGATTGACCGAACTCGTTGACGTCAATGGCCGAAGCGTTAGCCGCACCTGCGATCAGGTCGGCAACGTGCTCCATGTCCTGGCCGCTGAGATTGAAAGCGTTGAGGGCGTTGGCTGCGATGGTTGCAGCAGTCGCAAGATCTACTTCACCAGCAGCGGCCAAGTTGACGGCTGCATCCGCTGCGCCGTTCAAGACGTCTGCTACTGGGATGCCAGCCTTGACCAACTCCTCGATAGCGCCCGCAGCCTCCGTGGCGCTGAACTTCGTGTCGGCACCTAGCTGAAGCGCCTTGTCACGTAGCTTGTCGAGCTCTTTGCCTGTCGCACCGCTTACCGCAGCAATGCCGGACATGCGCTCTTCGAAGTTGGCAGCGCTGTTGATCGCTAGGCCGAGACCGGCTGCGATAGCTACGCCTGAAGCAGCGATGATGGCACCGCTGATCTTGGCTGCCTTTGTGAAGTTGGTCGATGCCGTCTCGGCCTTGCCGAAGCCGGTTACAGCCTCGTCGCCGTCGACAACGATCTTGCCCCTTGCTGTTCCAAGATCATAGTCGGGCATGGTTCACATCACACCTTGAGATCGGTGAAGACGCCGACGACGAGACGAGGGCATGCCACCTGCCAAACAGGAAGCTCGAGAAGAGCGCCGCTGTTCTGGAAGACATGAATCTGATTGCGAAGGTTTGTTCCGGGCTGTTCCGAACCGAAAGTACGAACCCAAGGAGTAGTCGTCGGAGCGCCAGGCGTCAACACGGGTGCGCAGTATCCACCGCCACCGTAGAGAAGCGTGCCAGGCCCAAGCCCATCCATGGCAGCCATGTTGATCCAACGGCCGCCAGATGAGTTACTGGACCATCCGACGTCGAACACAGCGTTTGCAACGCCTTCGTTTGTGCCCGGAGCATCATCCCCAGGAGTGAAGAAGGCAACGTTTGCCTGACGAACGAGATCACCGGTCACCATCGGAGTTGTCGTGTCGCCCCATCCAGTGGTTCCCGTGATAGTGCCAGACCCCTTGCCGGTGTACTGAACGATGGTGTCAACACCAGCATTTCGCACGACCACGAACTCGGGGTGAGTCGCCGTGGCGTCCTTCAGGACTGCGTTGTTGGCCACGAAGAGAGATGTCTGGGGGAGGTTCAGCCCGTTGGACCCGGCAGCGATCGTGGTCTGAGGAACAGGAGATCCGGTTGGGATCCCGTCATCGAACCCCGTGCCCTGAGTTGTGATGCGGTTGTTGAAGGCGACAGGAACCCACTTGCCGCTAGGAATCCTCTGAGCCACATCATGCATCCAGAAGATGAGCGGCTTGATGCCCAGGTGCTTGCCGATGATGTCGATGGCGGTCTGCGTGGGGTTCTGTGCGACCAGACCAGCATCCTGCATCAACAGCCACGCAGCGAGAAGATCGTCGTTGACTAGGATCTCGAAGTTGTTGGCCTTGTTCCACACGAGATCGCCGCTCGTAAAGCCAGCCGCCGCCATGTCGGCTGACCTCACGATACGAGCGTCCGCCTTGCCTACGTAGTCAACTTGGATCATGGGTTCACTCCATCTTGAACGACGGCTCCGGCCTATCCTCCGTAGGCGTCGGCCGTTCCGATGAAGCTTCTCTGCCCCGAAGCGCTGTGATGTCAGCGAACTGCCGAGGCAGCCCGACGTACCTTCTCAGGACGTTCTCACGTGCGCCCTTGATCTGCGCAGGCTTCTTGCCCTTGGTCTTCACTGCGTCCATCGCAGACTCCACAGCGCTGCCGAAGGCGAGGCAGGCCTCGTCGAAACAGAACGCCGTGTAGAGATCTTCGATGAACAGCATCTCGCTAGGCCTCTGGCTCAGCTTCGACGCCTGTTGATAGGTCGTCCACAACATCGGCAAATTCCTTGCGAAACTGCTCGACGTTGCGGGTACCTCCGACCGCCCAGTTCATGATGAAGAAGCGGTCATCCAAGGATGTCTCATCGACCCAGAGACCGTCACCGAGCAACGCCAGGAGCTCTTCGGTATCCCTCTCTTCGACTGGGATGACGACTTCCTCTTCCCACTCATCGTCGTGATCATCGTCCGGAGGATGAACGTGGATCTCGGTGGGAACGGGAACGATGTGAGGCTCCACCACGCACTCGCAGGTGACCATGTTGACGAGCTCGATCGTTGATTCGAGCAGCGCAGGATCCTCCAGAACTGAAGAACCAACAGCAGAAGCCGTCGGACGACCCTCGGCTGCATTCAACGCTTCTGAGACGATGGGCATCAAGGCGTTGGGGATCTTCCCAGCCTTCAGGAAAGCATCCATGCCCTTGTTGATCGCCTTGCAGACGTTCCCAGAAGGGAGCTCCACAAACACCGCACGACGACCACCTGCACGCCACTCGCCGGCGGACGTAGCTCCACCACGGCGCTCCGCCAAGGCGGCGTCTCTGGTCTGCTTGACTCTTCCTGCTTCCCTCGTAACGGCTTGCTCGACTGCCCGGCGTGTCCTGCGATTGGGAGCCGCCTTCTTGGCAGACGTCTTCTTGGGAGTCGGCTTTCTGGATTCCGGCATGGGTTCCTCGACCTCCTAGTTGCCAGATTGCGTTGATATTGCTGACTAGAACGGACCGGTGATGAGGTAGGTCACTCCGGACGCAGTGTTGACGGCCATGTTGCACCATCCCGTGGCATCACGGAAACGGCTTCCCTCGACGACGAAGACCTTGCGACCGTTGGTAGCCAGGACAACGTCGACGTCTCGGTTCAGCGTCTTGTAACCGAGAGGGTTGGAGGCGTCAGGATCATCGAACGTCACGGTGCGTGAGGCGCCGCTCGTGTTCTCGATCTCGACCTGGTATCGCTGGCCGCTTCCTACCTGAAAGCGATCGGTCGCCGCTGCGGCGACGGGCGTGACAGCCACGCCAGCGATGTTGAAGGGGTTGTTGACAGTGAGATCGGCCACGGTTCCTCCTTACGGGATCGCCGTGATGGTCTCGTTGAAGATCAGGTCGTACAGAGCGTCGAGCGTGGCGACCTTCTGGCTGGGGAAGGCGGTCCCGCTGCATGCGGTCAGATACCACTGACCATCAGCGAACTCACCCTCCACGTCCCCGGTCGCACGGCAGCGATACAACACGACGTGCACATCGCCACCGTTGTCGCTCATGGCCTGACCCTCGGCCTTGAAGAACGGCCGACTGTCGGTCGCCTTCTTGGCGACCTTCTTGATCTGGTTCGGCGTGGAGCCGGTGTCGGTCAGCGTGCCACCCACGATCGCCTTGTAGACGTCGAGGTGGAGACCACCGGCCTCCAACTCCCATTCCACCTTGGGACCCAGACCACGAGACGTGATGACCTTGTCGTCACCACGGAGCTCTTCGAAGTCCTCTGCCTCGGTGAAGCTCAACGTCCGAGCCGCCGGTAGATCCAGCGCCGTTCCGGGCGTTTCGAGAGCGTCAGCCGAGATCGGGGTGATCCGAATGTCCCTGATCCCGAACGGATACGCCACTCCGAGAGGCATTCCCGTTCCTCCTTCCGTATAGAGGGTCCCGATATCTCTTTGTCTCTATCAGCCGACCCGAGCTGATTGAGAACTTGTGTAGAACGATGACTCCGTTACCCGAACCGCAGAACCGTGAAGTGCACCGGATCTCGATGGTCCCAGCTTCCCAATCGACGATCCCATGCATCTTCGCCGGACAGCGCAGTTCCATCAGGCCTCGGCCTTGTCCTTCTCCGCCTTGTCGAGAGCCTTGTTGATCTCCGCCTTGGTCATGTTGTGTTCGGCGGTGTCTGCCGGGATCTGGTAGTACGTCCAGGCGTAGTTGGCGAGGTCGTCTCGGCTGACGTCTGCACCCGGACGTTCCGGAATGGCGGCCTGCATGCTGGCCCGGAGCTCGTCTGCGGAGGGAGTGGGCGGGACGAAGGACGGCGTCTCCATCTCAGCCGCCTTGTCCGCTTCGGCGAGATCGGCTCGCTTCTTCTCCAGAAAGGAGTTGTAGTCCTCCACCGACATCATCTGGAACCCCTGCGCCCGCAGCATCTCCGCCGCCGAGTCGCTCAACGGCTGTGTGAAGTCGTTGTCCTTGTTGAACTTCACGGCGCCCTGATCGGTCACGTCGTGCCGGGTGAAGTCCTCTTCGCTGAGGCTCACCTCATCGGCGATCCCGATGTAGCGATAGTCAGTCATCTCCGTCTGCTCCGTTCAATTGGTATTGGCTAGTCCGAACGATGGTGTTGAAACCCTCGTCGGCGAGATCGGCAGAATCGTTAAGCCACCGGATCATTCCGCCAGCTTCCGCTCCTGTCCCAAGCGTTGCTCGTTCTAGCGTAGGACCGCACAACACGAGGCGGGCCTTGTGGAGAATCGTTCTGATGCGTGCGTACGACCCCGGCTCGTCATGCACGTGGATGCTGCACAGACTCTGACCCATGCCGGGGAACGGGCCTCTAGCGTCATCGTCTGAGTGGATGATTAGGAACGGCTTGCGACTAGGCGGACCGTTGAGAGAGCCTGCTCCGTAGACGCTGTTCACTCCGTCACCGAGATTGGAGATGAAGTCGGCATCGTTCTTGAGCTTGACACGCATCCAGGTCGGCCAGTCGTTCATGCCCGAATCTTCCCCATGACTCGGTTCAGATCAGACATCACCTGCTGACCTGTGCGCCTCCACGCAGGCTCTATGATCTTGTACTTGCGATCGTGCGCAAGCTCCAACCAGATGCCGTACGGAACGCTGTGCCACAGCACGATCACGAAGCTGAAGTCGCCAGTCCTGAAGTAGCGGGCGAAGAGACCCTGGCGAGCGTTGCCGGTCCTATCTGTCCACGGGGCGTTCGCCCTCATGAAGTTCTGGCCCTCGTTGGCGTTGTACTCGCCCACGTACTGGATGGCCTTCGGCAGTCCAAAGCGAAGCGTCCTCATCCTTGTCGGAATGGGGTTCGAGACCTCGACGTACTTCGCTTTAAGAGGCATGCTTAGCGATCTCCGCATTCACAGCCCAACGACCGCTGATGTCCATCACTATCCACTCGCCGATGAGACCATGGTCTCCGGCAGCCACATCGTCAGGAATGTTGCACAGATCTCCGATCTGCACATCGGCCCCTGCCATGAAGACCAACGTTGCCACTACCTCCCGGAGCCTGCCGTCTGGCGTGTGGCGCTGGCCCGCTGCGCCCACCCGGCCGCTCTGCACGAGCCGACATGTCTGCGCAGGCTTCGGCTGCTCCGGACCCCAGAGGAACCCTCCGTCTTCCTGAGGCAGCTTGTCACGACGACGCATCACTATCTCGAAGGGGTTCTCCGAGATGAATGCTTGCGTGATGACGTCGTCGACGGCTGCCATGAGGATCAGTTCCCCCAGGCCCCACCACTGGCACGAGTTGCGACCTTACCCGTGTCGTTGCGACCGGGAAGATCGTGACGCTTGGTCGTGTCCTCCGATACCGCCGGAGCAGGAGTGGTACCGCCCGTGAGAGAGTTCGTGCCGACTGCTACGACCTGAGGGGTCTCCTTGAGCATGCCCTCGAACTGAAGCGTGATCGGAGTCGCCGGAAGAGGCCCTCCCGCCGCAGCAACAGCGCCGTCCTTCAGGTTCGGCAGGGACTCGAGAGCAGCCTTGGCCTGAGCCGCCGTGGAGTTCCACTGGATCGTTGCGGGATACGTCCGCAGTGCGTTCGTGGGACCCGTCGAGATGTTGAGCAGAAACGAGCCACCGGTCGGGGCGCCCGTCGTGCTGAGAGAGTAGGTGGTCATCTCACTCCGTTCGCTGGATTGTGTGAACCCGAGCGTGACCACCAGCGGTCGCCTCGGTTTCCTCTTCGCCCTTGCCTGTCCAGTACGCAGCCATTTCCTGAGCGTGCTTGAAAAGGTCGCTCATCGCACGAGAGGCGCCTGCTTCACTCACGTTCACGAGCTCTGCGTACGCAGCGGCCTTCCACAGCCAGATGGTACCGCTAGCGAGATTCACCGAGGAGTCGTCGATCAGCCCCGAGACTGTTGAGTCGTCGTACGTCGTCGTCTCTAGCTCGCTCGTGTTTCGACGAACCTGGAGAATCTCGGTAGCGGATGCCATCCGTCAGCCCGCCGCCTGTGCCTCGTCGTACTCGACGATGCGATCGAAGATCTCCTGCCGGGTGCCCGCAGTGGACAGGCCCCGCTGCTCGGCCTCTGCCTCGAGGACCGGCTTGGGTGACTTGGCCGTGAGCTCCTCACCGTCGTCCTCATCGAGATCCTCGATGCCCTCGTCGGTCTGGTTGGCAGCGGCCGAGAGGTTCTGCTTGAGACCGGCGGCCTCGGCCGTTCCCACATCGCCGACGTAGTCGGGCGCTTCCTCGGGGATCTCGCTGGCGCTGACGTTGGACATGGTCTTGTGGAACCCGTACTTGCGGACGTTCTCGCCGTCGAGCTTGCCTCGGTCCCAGAGGAACCGTGCGATCTCTTCGTCGGACATCCGGTTCTTCATGCGCTCGACCTTGTCGACGTAACGAGGGTCGACACTGTCGGCCGCCGTCTCGTCGAGAAGATCTCGAACAGAAGGTGCTGTCATGCCTCCTCCTAGAGGCTCGTGTCCAGTGGAGCCAGGCTGGGCAGAACCTGACCCCACCGGACGAAGTGGATCAGACGTAGGCGGTCGGGATCGTGTAGGAAGCGGCGAGTTGCCCAACCACGCCGGCTCCACGATGACGAACGCCCGTGCCGAAGCCTCGCTGGTAGTAGGAGTCGATGAGCGGGTAGTCCGGGTCACGACCCTTGACGATCCGCAGACCCCGAAGGCCAGCGTTCTGATGCTCCCGGATGCCGACAGGGTTCGTGGCCTGGTTGTCGCCGCCGGTGGCGAAGCCGAGGAGGTAGCCCGCAGGGATGTAGTCCTCTTCGGCGATCAGCCAGGACCCGTATCGACCGGCGATCTCGATGCCGCCGATGTTGGCAGGGATACCCAGCCCCTGAGGGATCACGACACCACCCGTGTTGGACGGCAACAGCCACGGAGGCTGACCGGCCGCAGGGATGAAGTCGTAGCCCGAGCCTGTCGCCACCCGGAAGTTCCGGATGACAGCGAGCTCGGCGCTGTTCACCAGCATCAGAAGACGGCTGCCGTTCTGGCGACCGTACCCGTGATGCTTGAGGTGATCCTCCATGGCATCCAGGTCCGCTGACGTGAGCGGGGGAACGCCGAGGGCGAGGTAGTGGTTGTGAGGTGCCGTGTGCACCGTGGTCTTCCAGGGCGGAGGAACCGTGGCGTCTCCGTTGTAGAACGGGTAGACGTTGAACTGGTTCTTCCGGATGACCGTCGTGCCGCCCGTGTTGTTGAAGATCCGCTTCAGGACCTTCGAGAACATGAGCCGGTTGTCGGCCTCGAACACCTGGTTGTTGACGCTGTCGACCTGCTGTGCGGTCGACTCGGCGAGGAACTGCCACGTGAACCCAACGCCTAGGTCGTACCACTTGAAGTCGTACGCCAGGTTGAAGAAGTCCCCGCCCCGGATCTTCTTCGGCAAGCCGTACTCGGATGCTTCCTCGAAGTCGTCACCGGCGACCTGAGGAACATCTTCGACCGGCTGGCTGACGCCGAACGACAGAAGGTCGACGATCTGGGAACGACGGGTGTTGAAGGCGTTGAGCGCCCGGATGAAGTCGTTCCACATCTCGTTGAGATCACGGCCGTCGATCGTCTGGGTGAGAACGTCGCCCTGCGCCATGATGCCTCGAGCACCCAGGCTCTGCCCGAGGACCTGAAGGAAGGCCTCCTCGAGCGAGAACACAGGCGCACCGAGACCACAGTCGATGAGCTTGTCCATCTCGACGGCGTCGGGGATGAGAACCCCAGTGCGGGTGCGGTATCCGCCCATCAGGTTGCCCTCACGATCAGGCGCTCGGCCTCGACCGTGTGCCCGAGCCGGATGTGCGTGGCGTCTGCCGCCACGTCATCGACGGTACCGGGTGCGGTCGTGAGACCTGTGACGATGGCTCCGGCAGCGAGTGCAGCACACTCGACGATCTCGCCTGAGGTCATGACATCGACGATGTCACCGGCCTTCTTGTCCTCGATGGTGCACAAGACACCGACTCGAGTCGCCGTACCGACGTCGCCGCCCGGGACCACACGACCGCTGGAGTTCAGCGACACATAGATCGGGTTGCCGTTGCCGGTCTTGGACGTAGCAGCGAGATCAGCGTTGAGAGGTGCACGAAAGCCGCCCGAGATCGGGTCGTACTTGTCGTAGCGAGCCACGTAGGCTCCTCCTTGCTGAGCAGGTTGTCAGGACTGCTGCGTTCCTGCGTCGATCCTGCCAGCAAGGCCGGGGAATCGCTTGAGGAGGGCAGCGTTGTCGTCAGGCTGGTTCTTCCCAGCCTTCCCACGGGCTTGACCGGCTCCGGTCGTGTCAGGCTTTCCGCCCTGACCCTGACCGTTCTCGCCGTTCTCGCCCCCGTTGCTGCCTCCGGCAGCGACCTTGAGATACGGAGACTCCTTCAGGAGTGCCTCCGCCTTCTCCTTCATCGCAGACGCCACTTCCTCGGCGTCCATCTCGCTGAGATCGACATCCTTGAGGTCGATCAGGCGAAGTGCATGGGCGGGGTTCTGGAACTGAGCAGAGACTCCGCTCTTGAAGAAAGCCAGCTCACGCTGAGCTTCCTCGAGCAGAGGCTTCATGTCAGCGACTTCCTTCTTCAGCCCGTCCAACTCGGTAATGCTGCGCTCGAGTTCGGTCTTGTCCTTGTCCTCGATCGCTCTGAACCTGGCGTCGAGATCTGAATACTTCCTCTTCCAGTCACGGGCTTCGAGACGCCGACGCTTGGCTTCCGTGCGCAGGCGCTTGACTTCGTCGCTGTCGCCTCGCTTGGACTTCTCGGACTCCTCTTCTTCCTCTTGCTCCTCCTCCTCTTCGTCCTCATCGTCATCGTCGGCGCTCGTGGCGCCGATGGCTGCAAGGAGGGCGAGGAGATGTCGCCCGAGTTGAGTGTCCGGTTCGTTGCCCATTGGCGGGACAGGGTACAGCCGAATGCCCTGCTGGCGCAAGCGCCCTGCTAGCTGATGCCCTGCGGCCCCTTTCGCCTGAATTGAATCCCGTTGTCGCCCTTGTACGGACGTGTATGCAACACATCCCCAACGAGAATCTCCATTGGGATCCCATCAGGAAACGCCCGACAAGTAAAGGGATTCTGGCGCTGCCAAATGCATGAACCACAGATGCCCACGACCTGAAACTGAGGCTCGCCGCTGTCTGGATGGAACTTGCTGATATCAGACAATGACCCTCACTCTCAGCTTCCACGTGTTGCCGGTTGTGTCGACACCCAACACCAAGAAGCGTGTGCCTCTCGCAAGGATGAACTCGTCCTCGCTTGAGTGGATTGAGATGGGCTTGGCCCAGTGGCCTCGAGCACCTTCTGGCACCTCGATGTTCAGCCTCACCTTGTTACCGAAGACCGGCTTCGTGGATGTGGAGATGAAGCCCTTGTCTTGGATCACCTTGCCCACGAGTTGCTTCACCACATCGTCTGAGGCTCCGAAGGCAAGACCCAGCCCGTCGGCACCCATGCCACGGGTCACGCTGAACGCCTCGTCCACTGAGTACATCGCATCGTCCATGTGCTTGACGACAGTGGCGGAGCCTCGGCCTGCTCGATTCCTCAGGCTGGTGTTGACAGAATGATAGGTAGAACCCGTGTATGAACGAACGTGATGCTCGGGCAGATGTCGATCTGCTGCGTCCCTGGCCTCGTTCCACAACCGGAGCCGCATCTGCTGCAACTGCTGATTGGTTCCCCTTGGGAAGAGAGCCTCATCGACCTCGCCGGCTCCCGAACCCGTTCCTGGCTTCTTGTCGCCCATCTTGATGTTCGACGGAACCTTGGCAGTTGCCGTCTGATAGTCCGGCAGCTTCAGTTCCTCAGGATTGAACTCTGGGAGCTTCTTGCCGAACGGCAGAGACCAGTTGCCCTTCTTGCGCAGAATATCGTCAACGATGGACTTAGGGATCTTCATGGACCCAGAGATGTCCGCCGCACTAAGCCCCTTCTTCGTGGCATCCATCACCTTGTCGGCAACTGCCTTCTGAAGCGTGATGCTGGACGGCTTCGCCTTCAACGCCTCGTACGGACTGTATCCAGCCTTCTGAAGTTCGTGGCGAGCAACGACCCGGTCGATCTGTTCGGTGCTGACGCCAGGCACCTTCTGCGAGATCGCCATGTAACCGTTCTTCTGATCGTGAAGCTTCCTGATCTTTAGAACGGTGTCGCTGTCAATGTCGTCGATCTTAGGGAGCTCTCCGAAGCTGAGATCCCAGTTGTACTTGTCGGCAGAAACTGTGACGTCTGGAGCCTTGGTCTTCGGCAACGGCGCCTTCGCCTTCTGCACGACTCCCTTCTGCTCAACCCAGAAGTCCAGGTTCGCCGGCTTCTTGACATGCGTGCTGGTGGCGTCAAAGAACGACTTGACAGCATTGATGTCTGACCAGTCGGTGTTCTTCCAAGCCTGGCGGTAGATGGCCCTGATCGACTCGTCATCGATGAGGTTGATCTGCTTCTGCCCGAACAAACGCCAGTCTTCTTGAACCACCTTCGGAACGTCAACCTTCTTGGCTTCCGTCGCCGCCTTCTGCGCAGCCGACTTTGATGGGGTCTTCGGAATCGTAGGTGCTTCGGGGATTCCTGGCCCTTCCTTGACGAGCTTGAGAAGCTCTTGGCCCTTGACCTTGTAGTCCTTGATGCCGGTCAGCTTCGTGAACTTCGCACGGGCTGCACCGGGACTGCCGATGTTGAGCTCCTCGCCGATCTGCTTCCAGGACTGGCCCTGCACACGTCGCTCAACGATCTCCTTCGCCAAACCTTCGAAGGGGATGTCGTTAGCGAGTAGGCACGAGCCGAGCGTGGTCACTTGCCCAGAAGCTTCAGGAGATCACCGACCCACTTGAAGTGATGGGCCAACCAGATGAACAGAGCAGCGAAGACCCCGAACTCAAGCCACTCGTTGGCCTCGAGGATCTCGGTGATGGTTGGCACCACGTTGAACACGACTGCGAGCCACTCGTAGATCACAAGGATCACAGCAATGCTCGCAGCCACGAAAGCCGCCTTTGATGTCTTCATCAGATGCCATCCAGCAAGGAGTTCCGGAAGCCAGCATTACCGGCTGCGTCCAATTGGGTCGGAACGTTCGCCACGACTGCGGCTGTACGAGTGTCGATCACATCCCATGTGCCGTCGCCATGAGGCACGGCGTGAAATATGGATCTCTCGTTGAGAGTCGGGTAGGTCGCTGCGGATGTGTTGAAGAACGCCTCGGATCCTAACATCTCACTCCTAGGTTGTCGCCGAGATGGCGGTCGTACTTGCCCTGCACTAGTCCGTCAAGGAATTCTTCCCTGTCGACCTGGATGATCGAGAGGTAGCAGAGGCACTGGGGATGAGGCTTGGATGGGGCGTCCTGCTTGGAGTACTCTCCGGCAGAGAATTCCCTACCTCGACTAGACCCGAGTGCCAGAGCATCACAAACATCGGGTTTCGGATGGGATCTACTGAGATTCCATCGGTATCCAGTAACCCAAGGCTGGTCCTGGGTGAGACGGATCGTGGTAGAGTGGTGAGCATTGTTGATCTCGGTTCGTCCGAGTCGCATGGCGGCGTAGCTCGTTCCGCCAGGAACACTTGGGTCGAAGAGATCTCGTGTTGCCTTCGCAATCTCTCTTGCCGATGCTCCTCGAGCGAGACCACGTTCGATGATTCGTCCGGCTTGCGCTGTTCCGACTTGGGCATTCTTGTAGATCCTCTCGCTAAGAGCGAAGCCCTCAGTACGCCTGCTGATGATTGACTCGGCATGATGGAAGGCGTTGAAGAACATGGTGTCCTGATACTGACGGATGGCGTTGAACGGCATGCCGAGCAAGTACTCACGATCCAACTGCTGGTTGACAGCTAGATCGGCTGCGTTGTGAATACCCGCCTTGACCTGGTTGCCGATCGTGCCCCAAAGAGATGAGCTCAGCGACCCCAACCCCTTCGCCGCAGCCTGAAGCTGAGCAGCACCGGTCAGGTTGGCCGCTCGTCGCATGTTGAACAGCATCATCTCGTGCGCCTCAACGGCAGCATCGTGCAACGTCCGAGCGAGCTCACCTTGCGTGATGCCGGTCGTTATGCGTGCAGGAGCAATGACGCCCTGCTGATAAGCGAAGAGGTCCTCAGCGGGCAAGGCCACTCAAGAACTCCTCCTCTGGCACTAGGTCCTTCGCACGCATCCGGATCAACTGACGACCTAGCGCATCGCCGATGTCGCACCATACGTGCACGGTGACGTGAGTGATCTTGATCACTGTACCGACCCGCCCCTTGAACGGATGGGCGTCGCAGACCACTCGGGTCCCTACCTTGACATCCTTCTTCTTCATGTCTCCTCCTCTCTGTCCTCGTCGTACTGCCACTTCAGGCCGCAGTGTAGGAGACCAACCACGTGATGAAATGGCAGCGTTACTGACGATTGAGTGAGGTAGTAGGTATTCCCCTTGTCTTCTCCCGGAGTGAACGTCTCTGCGCAGCTAACGACCACGAACTCGCTCAAGAGCTTGTGCTCGCTAAGCCAGCCCATCTGAGATAGGTGGTCGTTGATGGCGACCCTCAGAGCTTCCAGCGTCTTCTCTTGCTCCGGAGTCATCATGAGCCGTCACCATTGCCGTTGAGACCGGCGCCAGCGTCCTGGAGCTCATCATCCAATCGATCAGCGAAGGGATCCGCAGGCTCAGTCAGGGCCTTCGTTTCTGCGACCATCTGCAGCATCGTCGCATCGTCAGGCAACTTCCAACCTAGACGCCGCAGTTCGCTCCAGACGAAGTTGAGACCGACAGCCTTGGCCTCGAGAGCCTTGAACAACTGATCGATTCGCTTGTCCTTGTTCTCGGGAAGCTTCTCGCCGTACTGCGGGGTGAGGCGGGTGCCGGTGGATTCACCAGGAGCCGTCACTTCGGAGACCATGAAGCTGAACGTGCCGCCCTCGTAGGCGACCAACCACTTCGGGATGTTGAACAAGAGGTTGTTCAGCACGTCCGTGATGATCTGTTCCTTCTCGTCTGCCACAGCCAGCAAAGGACCCATCTGGATCAGCAGCGCCACGCCGGACTCTGCGACCGTGACGTCCACCTTGCCCTTCGCCACATCGCTGTGACCGACTGTCTGGTCAAGCTGAGCGTGAAGGTATCGAAGGTGATCCTGATACGGAGCCACGGTGGACGTGCCGGAGACCCGCTCGAACTTGGCGTCTCCAGGAATCTCGACGACCTTGGCGGGGCCGAGACCCCAGGGAAGCTCTTCTCCAGTGTCCGGGTCGATGGGTGCTCCAGCGTTCGTGGCGTAGGTGCCTAGCCCGTTCATGACGAGCTCGAGATCCTCGTCACTGATGGACTGGTTGATGGCGCTCAACACGATCTCCAGACCCCTCATTTCTGAGGAGCCCCAAAGGAAGCCGGGCTGGTTGAAGTTCTGGATGACGTAGATCGGAAGATCGTCGATGGGGTTGGGAAGCGTGACTTGAGGAACCTCAACAGGCTCACCGCCGATGGGCTTCTCGTCTTCTTCCTTCATGCCTGGACCGCCCCAGGCGTCCATCTCGAAGACGCCGACCTCGTACGTGATGGCAGAAGGTCCGCCCATGCCTGTCACCTTGCGCCACGTTCTGCGCTTGATACGAGAGTCACCGTTCTTGTCGGTGTACTGCTCGACGACGTGCCAACCCACGATGGTGTCTAGATCGATAGTGCTCCAGATGGGGAACAGCCCACCTGGGTCGATCGTCTCGATGGAAACTCTTGTGCCCGGCGCCCGCTGATCACTTGCCGTGATGGCGAATGCCCAGTCGCCTCGCATGATGCCGTAGCGCTTGCTCCCTGCGAACTTGCTGTAGAAGCGCTCTCGCTTGGCAAGATCATCCCAGACCTGCTGAGCGAGCGTCTGCTCCTGCGTCGTACCGAACAGCGGGTCAACAGTCACCTGAAGATTGCGAGCCAGATGGCGGTTGAGCGTCTCCACGATCTGTCGGCCGGCTGGGATGTAGATCGGCTGAGTGTCCTTGCCTCTCTGCACGACCTTGAACGCCTGAGGCACAGTCCAGTAGATCTGTTCGTATAGCGAGTAGCTCTGAACTCGTAGCTGCTCGAGCGGGTCGGCCAGCCACAGAGGCGCTGAACCCACTAGCGGCTTCGCAGTCGAGTAGGGCGTGAAGTCTTGCGGTGCGAGGACCACCTGGTCTCCTTCTAGGAACCGTTGGGCCTCTGCCCGGTTCGTTGCCGCATCAGCGACTTACGCTTGCTGTCCTAACTCGAGCACGTAGCTTGCCGCCGGGAGGGGCACCAGGAGGCCCGAAGTATCCTCTGAAGAAACGACCGAGCGCTTCTGGCCCGTGATCGTCCTTATCGAGAGGCTCTTCAGGGTCTGGCCTGATCTCGCTCTTGTTCTCGGGGTATCTGTACTCGCCCATCTCGTAGATAAGTCCGTAACAGCGTCGATCAACGAGGAGTTGGGGTCGCTTGTCCGGGTCGTCATCTGGAGCGTGCTCAGGAACGACCTTGAGCGCTCTTCGGATGAGCTCGAGTCGTTGCTTGAGGAGTCCACCTGTGTTCCCCTTGGTCGGAACCTTCAGCACCTTGCTGATCACCGCTGCGTCCTGCGGCTCTGCCGGGTCAGGGTACATCGCCTTCGCCATTCGAAACAACGGCACACGTTCTAGCTCGGCTGCAATCTCTCCGATGTCCTTGTGGGTGCAGCGATATTCGGCTAGGACGTTGCAGCGGTCGAAGACGTCCACCTGCACAGCCAGGCATACGAACGGGTTGGTCCATCCGAAGTCAATCGCCAGATAAACGGGGTATCTAGGGTCGTACTGAAGGTCCGTGACATGGATCTCCTCGTCCCACCCCTTGAACACTCGACCCACGAAATCAGTGAAGCCAGCGGCGATTTCCTGCTCGAACTTCTGAGCAGACATCTCCCGACCCATGCTGATGACTTCTTCATCGAGCTCATCAGCCACGAGTTGCCACAGCGCTTCACGCTCAACCTGAGGAATGCGACCGCCCTCGAGAAGCTTCATGAACGCCTTGTATCCTCGAGTGGTTCCGCCCTTCGGGAAGACGTACGGATTGAACCACGAAGGCATCCTCCACGAATCCCATTCAGGCTGCTGAGGATCCTTGCCTCTGAGCCAACCCTCGTAGAACCAGTTCTTGCCCTCAGGAGTAGACGAGTGGATGCTCCAGCCCTTGAAGTCAGCCAGCGCCGGTCGGATGTACTTAGTCCAGACTGTCTCCTTCAGCTTCGCAGCCTCAGCCAGCACGACACCAGAGAGGCCCTCGCCAACGAGAGTGGACGGATACTTCGCCGAGCGAGCGTGCACGATAAACCGCTTGTCGAAGCACGAGACGACCATCTGGCCGCCCTCTGGATTGTTGTACGAACCCGGCTTGTCGAGCGGAACACCCAACCTGCTCAGGTCATTCCAGAGAACACGGAACTCCTTCTCGCTGTCCGTGTACTCAGGACCAACGATCCAGTACTCACGACGCAGGCCGAGCTCAGTGAGCGCACGTCGCTCAGCGTAGGCCCGATACATGGCAGCAGTGAGCTCGTGCCCACCGATCACGGACTTGCCCAGGCGGCGCCCAGCGTCCAGCACACGGTGACGTGCGTAGCTGCGATGCACCTTGCGCTGTGCAGCGTGAGGCTCGTAGCGCATCGCCTCGAAGGCAGCAGCTAGATTGAGCTCTACCTCAGGACCATCATCAGCGACGGCGGCGACCACGTGACCGCCTCGCTCTGGCTCTGGTCTTCCGCTTCGCTGCCTTCTTCTTCTTGCCCGCCTTGCGCATGGCGATGGCGATCGCTTGCTTCTGCGGACGCCCTTCATGAACAAGTGTCGAGATGTTTCTGGAGACGACCTTGTTAGACGAACCCTTCTCAAGAGGCATCGTACTGCTCCCGAGTCAGTGTGTGACCACCCACGCCCCACGTGTAGATGTCCAGAAACTCGGGGTAATGACTGGGGATTCTGTCATGCGTGAGCCGGTCGTACGCAGAAGGCGCATCATCGTCAACCTGAAGAAGATTGTGAAGCATGTGCTCATCCACGAGCAAGTGGAACTGACGCATCGGGTGATGCTTGCGCTCCGGAGGATTACGCCGCATCGTCCTTCGGCTCCACGTCAATCACGTCTCGTGTGACGAAGACGGAATCGAGAGACGTCTCGAACGGCGAACGCTGCACAGAGACCTCGACCTTCTCAGGAGTCTTGCCCAGCACACGTTCCATGATGATGGTCGCAGCCTTGAGGCGCACAGCATCGTCTGTGTCCATCGATTGGGCGATCCCGATGAGGATCTCTGTAGCGCCCACGAGGTTGTCCCGAAGTAGCTCGTTGGCCTTGGACATCTGACGGCGCACGAGCTCATCGTGAAGCCGCTTGGGAACGACCTTCGGCGGACGCCCCTCCCACGTACCACGTCGAGACTTTCGCTGACCCCGCTGGAGTTCTTCGTCGCTCCACTCGTCAAGAGACTCACCAGCAAGAGTCGCAGAATTCCGCAGACCCAACTGGATCGTTCGCCTCTTGGGCTTAGCTGGTTGCGTCAAAGACATCGTACTGGCCCTTCTCGAGAACGCCCTCCTGCTCCCTGATCGCTCGCTGGACAGGCTCCAAGTTCAGCCCGTGGAAAGACTCGAGCTCAGGATCAGGAGCGAGCAGTTCGGTGTCCTGACCGGTCAAGTAGATCAAACGCAGGCGCTCTTCTGCGGTGAGGACGTGAGGCGGCGTGGGCTGGATGCCGACACGAGATCGGACAGCACCACCGAACTCAGAAGCGGGTCCAGAATCGGGCATGGCGTCAGGGTACCGACGACCGCACAGGTGAAGCAATCAGAACAGGCTCAACTGCTCCCATGGCAATCTCAGTTGACCATGATCTCTCAGCCAGTGCTTCTTGAACGCCTTGACGTGACGATAGGCCAGAGACTGTTGAGTCGCACAGTAACGCCACTCGCATCCTTCCTCAGGACAGTCCCATCGGAGCCATGCCCCATCCCACTTGACAGGATCCGGAATTCCGTCCTCACTCATCGAGCTACGGCGAAACGTCGAGTGATCGCAGATACACCATCATGTGCCTCCTCGCATCACACAGATGAGGCTTCCCCGCTGCCCACCATCCCCACAGCTTGAGACGCTCATTGGTGATCTGTCCCTTCTCCGCCGGGAGAGGCGCCCGATACTCCTCCACGATGTCTCGTAGATGAAAGTACAGCACAGACTCTATCCGCACCGGACTGAACGGATCACCCTTGAACGCCCCAGCCTCCCCGCTGAACCCTTCTACGATCAGAACCTGACGATACCCCTCGTATCCGAGATCTCGAGCCTTGCCAGCCACCCACGCCCGCTGATGCATCACAGCCTTAATGAGAACCCCAGCATGCTCCCACCACCTGTCATCCGTCACCTCGATGCCGTGCGTCATGCCTAGCGCACGTGCACGATCAAGAGACTCGAGATACGGATACCGCAGCGCCCCATCCAGGAGCGGAACGATGACCGACTGGCACCCGGTGAACCCACCAGGATCTATCGACACGACATTCAGTAGGCCCCTGCCCATGCCCGAGTACACGAATCACACCTCCTCTACGTTGACGAACTCCACACGGACCCGACCAGCCCCGTACTTGAGCTCCAGTTCACGAGTGAGCTTGTCCCTAAGCCCAGACGCCTGACCCAGAGTTCCGTACACATCGATCTCGACAGTGAACAACGACTTGTAGAACCGTTCGTTCTGAAGCACAACAATCCTTCCTCGAAACCACGACAACATCCGACTACCGTGCTACGTGCGAGCGTGCGAGCCAACGCCCGCAGGCCGACACCGCCCCTAGGCCCTAAACAGAAGACTGTCGCATCCCGTACACGTGTACCGATGCCCGCAGGCATTGCGTACACCGTGAAAGTCTTTCTAAGACGCCTAGTAGTCGGTTGGCTGACCAGGCATGCTGGCTCGCTCGTTCGCACGACACACTTGCGCCCTCACGTGCGCCCTCCGGGCCAGCAAATTTCCAAGCCGCACTCGAAACAGCCTATCCTTCGATTTACGTCGCTAGCATTCGTCCCCACAATTCCGCCGCCCTGAACCAGTATCATCTTCACTGAGCCACAGACTGGACAAACGTAGGGATGAAGATGATGCCTACTCCTCCTCCGCCACACCCTTCTGTCGCCTCTTCGGCTTCGCATTATCCTGGTGGAGCGCATGAAGGACACCATCTATCTCTCTGTTGAGGGCGTGAGCTACTCGATTAGTCAACTTACGTGCGGCCGTCTTCTGAGGAACACCTGCATCAAGAGCCCTGTCAGCCATCGTGCAATACCACGACATTCGAGCGAGACACTCCTCCCTCCACCGCCCCAGCCACGCAGAGATGTCCAGACTCGCAGCCGCATGAGCGATCTGCCGATACTCCTCCGACTCCTTGTCCGGCATGAGATCAGATCCGTTCAGGTACGTCCAGTCGTACGCCTCCATCCCCATGATCTTCATCAGCCACGAACACGAGTTCCTAGCCACCTGACGACACACCTTGGCAGTCTCTTCCCTTTCCATGCCACCGGCGACGTAGACGTTCATCAGCTTCCATCGCATGACCAACTGAGCCACACGAGCCTCCACGAAGGCGTCTAGACCTTCCCTGAACCAGTCCCCCACCTCGTCTTGATCCAGGTCCATATCCGCATCAACGTAGACCTTGTAGACCTCTGCGATCCCCATGACGCATCTCCCTTGGTTCTAGAAAGATCATGCAACGCCACCTCATCCACGGGCACCACACGACCCCGATCAACACTACGAAACGTCCCTGAACCAACCCGTCCTCGAGGGGCTGCCCTCGGTGGACCGCTACTGCGCACCCGTCCGCTGTACCGAGCAACCCTAGAAAGCCCCGCATCGGTGGCCAGATGTCGGCGTGCTGGCCTCCCAGAGCTCCCAGGCCGCCAACCCCCAGACCCCTCTTGCGCACCGTCTACGGGCCTCTCAGGGTCTCGAGCTTGCGCCACACCTACCGTCCCTTCCTAGGTACACGATAGGAACCAGCATGATGTCGTGCCCCGGGTACAGCTTCTTGATCAATAGCTCCACCAGTCTCCGATTGCTGTTGCATTGAGGAGACACGAAGTTGGTTCCAGGCGTGCGATGGAAGGCGATCCCCTTCCCTGCCCGGAAGACCCAGTAGCGCTCGACCAGGCACTCGCCGTCTCGAGGCTTCTCTGCCAGATTCAGATGCACGTACTCAACGCTCTCAGGCATCACGCCTCCGAGGTTTGACCAACCGCCAACTAGCCCAACAAGCCCACGTGATCAGACCACCGAGACCAGCACCCAACAAGACCAGCGCCACGGCACGAATCACGCCCAGGAGATCATCCACCACGCCTCCTGTTCGCATCCCGCATCAGCGCCACGAGAGGATGCGTGTCCTCGAGAAGGCTGAACCACACCATCGGTTCATCGGGCGACTGAGATCGTGTCCGCATGATGAAGACCTCAGAGCCGTTGTGCGTGATGGTCAGCACGATCCGGGGAGATCGAGGACCACGCACGTACATCGCTAGGTCCTGAGGCATCAGAGGATCCACAGGCCCGCCCAACGACGTGTCCTCCTCCACCAGACTGAAGCTCCACTCGTCCCGAAAGAACATTAGAACGTACTCCAATCTTTGAAGAACTCTGGGGGATAGCCGTGCGACTGGGAGATGTGAAGCTGCCACTCGACGAAGATGATCTGAAGACTCTCAAATTCTTCCCGAAGGATGTTGCCGTGCCCGCCGCAACTGTGACAGTGCCACGTCCATCCGGAGATGGGGCCACGCCCCTTGGAGGTTTCGCCTTCAGTCTCGATTAAGACGATCTCCATGTGCTTGTACGGGTTGTAGTCGAAGCTCACGCCCGAGCCAACTTCTTCAGCCTGCGCACGATGCGGCGCCTACTCACACGATTGAGCTTGGCGAGACGATTCGTGTAGACCCGCCACGACTCACCCTCCATGATTGGAACGATTAGCACGCTCACCCTCCGTGGTCTTGTAACGCAGCATGGAGCGAGGCAGAGTCTGCAACATGTTGTGACCGTAGCCCGCTAGAGCCCTTGAGAAAGGCGCATGTTCGTTGATGGTTGCTGACACCTCACCACGAGCGATCAGTTCCTTCAGAAGCTCCTCAGTGGTAGCCAGCCCGAGGTTCGGCGTAAGCGAGGAGGTCACCTCTTCCATCAACGCCTCACCGATCTCTCGAGCAAGATTCGACTGGAAGATGCCAGTACCCTCCATGTGCTCCCAGCAAGTCGAAGCTGCACCGATAGCCTGAAACACGGCCTCGGTGAGCGACCAGGTCTCGCCCTTCTGAAATTCAAACATCAGTCACTCCTTGAGTTGCGAAGTTCTGTGATCACTGCGCCCAGCACAGCGTCCTCTATGTCCATCTTCCTGAACAGGCGGAACACTGCGGCATCCTGTTCGGCAGCCTCCGCAGACTCCAGCCAGTCCAACGCCAGCTTGCGAACAGTCTCCGGGTCAAGCTGCCCCACGAACATCTCTTTGTCCGTGGAGATGCAAGAGACAGTCAGGAAGCCCACACCGTTCTCGTTGACGCCTGACGAGATTGAGATAGAACTGAGCTCCTTCATCAGTCCACCTTCCTAGCGGCGCCGGGATTGAGCAGCCACTCCTCGGTACGGATATGATGACGTGGGAACCGCTCGTCAGGAACTCCCCACTGATCGCTAGGAATTCCCTTGGCAGCGAACCTGCGCACCCTGTCCTTGATGGTGCAGACCCGGTCGAACGTGGCCCCGAACGGACAGCGCCCCTTCTCGTAGCACACGGGCTTGAATGCCTCGGCAATCAGCGTGAACTGATCCCGCTGCTCCTGAGCGATCTTGTTGAGAGACTCGATGGTCTCATCGTTGGTCGCAGCCTCGTAGTCAGCAGCCCATGTCTCTTGCAGACGTTCGGGATACCGCCGGATCTCACGGACCACCTGACCCATGACCATCTTCCAGTGGAACTGAGCCTGCGTACACAGCCGGTTGCCAGCCTCCTGAAGCAGAGAGCGAAGGTTGGTCACCCAGACCACACGAGTCGCCGTGCAGTGCGGAAGAATCCCCCTCGCCTCCTCCGCAGGCATCCCGGACGCCACGAGAGCGTGATACGCACGATCAATGGAACTAAGAGCATCGTCCCATTCTCGACGCCACTTCTGAGGACGCTCCCCTT